CCGGAAGTTGCGCTCGCAATGAGTTTTTATCCGGCCCAGGTCTGACCGTCCTCGCCTCTCTACGGTCGTTAAACTCAACCCGAGAAGGAGACAACAATGTCAAAGAATAACCCAGAACTAGGGCGCGAAGTTAACAAGCATCTTGATACGTTAGGTATCAACACTCCCATCACCCCTCTCGTCAAAGAAGACCGAACGATTAAGCTAGCTGCCGTAGCTGATCTTACTAAGCAGATGCTTGAGGTACTTGGTTTAGACTTGACCGACGATTCACTTGAAGAGACGCCAATGCGTGTCGCTAAGATGTATGTCGACGAGATCTTTTCAGGCCTCCGTTACGATACTTTTCCGAAGTGTACTACAGTTGAGAATAAGTTCTGCCACGGGGACGAGTTTGTCCTCGAGAAGAATATCACACTGTTCTCTGACTGCGAACACCACCTTCGTCCTATCATCGGACATGCGCACATTGCTTACATCCCTGGTAAGAAGGTACTCGGTCTGTCTAAGCTCAATCGTATCACTCAATACTTTGCACAGCGTCCTCAAGTGCAAGAGCGATTGACTCAACAGATTGCCCACGCGCTTGCGTTCATTACAGACTCTCAAGATGTAATGGTAGTTGTCGATGCTGGTCACACTTGTGTGTCACAGCGAGGCATTAAAGACACAAACAGTACTACTGTGACTGCTTGCTGTCTAGGTAAGTTTGGTGAGGCTAATAGCGAACTTCGTAAGGAAGTAATGAATAATATTAACCGTGGATAGATCATGAGTAATATTCGTGACTTGCTTGGTCAGGAAACAATTTGTAATATCTTTCGTGATCGACACCTAAACAAAAAGCTGCTTGTAGATGTGCCAGATGGAATATATGATCATGTATCCGGGCGAGGCCTCAGATGGCGCATGATCTTTATTAACAAGTTCATGACACATATCATATCCAGTAGTTGGATAGAAAAAGGTGGACCTTCTGATCTACCTGATGTAATATCTCAAGCTGCTTTTGGTACTTACCCAGACTATAGTGAGGTTCAAAATGGAAATTAAGCGTACCGAATATCATCAAATGCTCTCACACTTCGTATATGATATTCCTGAAAAAGATATCATCAATGAGTTTGGAGCAGTCGACACTTTCCTAGCAGAGATGTTTGATGTTACCGATGAGTTCTACGAATTCGTCCACCGATACGAATACGAGCGAATTGATGACGTGTGGACGGATCGTAAAGGTGGTTATGATATTGATTGGGATCTGAATGAGGAAAAATAGATAATGAGTGAACGTAAAAAGTTCATATGGGTGACATTTCAGAAAGAAGGCATACATCGCTATCCAGACGCACCTAAGGGTGTAGAGTTCCTTAAATATCCTCATCGTCATATGTTTCACTTTAAGGTAGAGCTTCAAGTGTTTCACGGTGATAGGGATGTCGAGTTTATCTTACTAAAGAGAGAGCTAGAGAACCTGTATACAGAAGGTACTCTGCAGCTTGACTATAGGTCATGTGAGATGATGGCAGACGATTTGGCTGACTATGTACAGGTCAACTATCCAAAGCGTGAACTAATCATTACTGTCAGTGAAGATGGTGAGAACGGAGCTACTTGTTATTATGATTGAATTCCTACACATCGCACCTACTCCTCACCTCGATCTCGTAAAAGATCGTAAGACACATCTATTGCTCGCTCACCTGGTAGAAGATGATTCCGACTATCGAGAGTTCTATGCTACCCTCAAGGAAGAAGAGGACGTAACCTACATTCTCGATAACAGCGCCTTTGAAATGTACAAGCAAGGCAGACCAATGTACCCATCCGATAAGTTGATTGACATGGGTAATCAGGTTAGTGCGGACTACATTGTAATGTCTGACTATCCGGGCATGCCTTGTACGAAGACTATCGAGGCAGCAAATGTAATGGCTCCTCAGTTGAGGGATGCAGGATTCAAAACCTTCTTCGTACCACAGTCTACAATAGGTGACATCAAGGACTATATTGACGGATGTATGTGGGCCGCTACTTCTAGTAAGGTAGACTATATTGGTATATCAATATTAGGTGTTCCTAATGCATACGGTGTAGAAAAGAACAACAAACTACAACGTTTTGTCAGTCGATGGAAAATGTTATCTACACTACATGAGAGAGGATTCTTTAGCAAATGTATAGTCAATAGTAAGAAGATCCATATGCTAGGAATGGTTGACGGGCCCAACGAAATCGAATTAGTCAGACATCTACCAATCAATACATGGGACAGTAGTGCCGGTGTATGGGCAGGTCTCAATGGTATACCGTTCGATGGCTCTCCTACCGGATTAATTGATGGTAAGTTCGAATTAGAAGTTGACTTTAGTCACGTTTGCAATGATAATTCTATGATTGAATTGGCACGTGATAATATGTATTACATTGATCAATTATGTGAGATAGTATGAGCGAGAAGTTTAGATTTGATGAAGATAAGATTCTTAACGAGGCATTGACCTACCTTGAGTCTACTTACGCTGGCCACTACGTTGGTGATCTAGCAGGTAGAGAGCAGAATAATATTCAGACTATTGATGTATGGCAGACTCTTGGGTCTGTTGATACTACGTGTCGGGATACTGCTATCAAGTATTTGATGCGCTATGGTAAGAAGGATGGATACAATAGAAAGGATCTGCTAAAGGCGATCCACTATATTGTTTTGTTATGGTATTTTACGCAACAAGAGGAAAGTGATGTTACACCTAGCGAGTACACATTCACAATCGACGCTAAGTCAGTTTGACTCTGATCAAGTACAACCGAACGCTATTGACCTTCGTGTCGATAAGTTATTTCAATCGTTTAGTCAAGTATTTGTTATTAGTGAAGACGAGAAACAGCATCGCAAGTCTGCTCCTGTAGAACTTGACGATCATGGATGGTGGCGTCTTGATCCAGGTAGTTACGAGATCATTATGGAAGGCACCGTGTCAGTTGGTGATGACGAAGCCGGGTGGGTAATCACTCGTTCAAGTCTAAACCGTAACGGATGCTTTATCACATCCGGTTTGTATGATTCTGGTTACGAAGGTGTGATGGCTGGAGTCCTTCATGTCAATAACGGTCCTATGATGCTCAAGCCAGGCACACGGGTAGGACAATTCTTATTATTTAAAGCTGAAGCACTGAACCAATATGATGGTGATTACGGTCTCGGTAAACAGCACGACCAAAAGTATGGAGTTTAATTATGGAAGTTGAAG